CTGTCAATAAAAAGTTTTGTAGACAAACCGTTTGCTGTCCTAAATGAATGAGTCTCTGCATCATAAAAGGATTTATTTGCAAATGAAGCATGACTCTCTCCATACAACTCAATGTTTGCGCCGCCCGAGTTACCACCTTGAATCGTGATATTGGCAGCACCGTCTCCACTTTTTAGCAGAGGCGTTATAACCGCAGATGTAATTCTTCCAGTTCCTACAACATGAAGAGTATCTGAAGGCGATGTAGTTCCAATTCCTACTTGGGGACCTGTTAGAATGGTTATAGCGTCACCATCAACAGTGTTGCCAGATGCTCTATATCCAATTTGTAAAGCGTTAGAATCTTCACCATGCAAGTACCACCATCTGGCACCATTGCCCCAAATGCCTATTCTAGCTCCGCTTGCATCGTAAGCGCCTAGTTTAGCATTACCACCAATTTGAGTATTTATATCTGAAGTGGTCCCTAAACCAACGCAGTTCGTAGACGCATCTACAAACAATGTGCCTGAGTCGAAGTTAGCATCATCGGATGCCGTGAGGGTAGTAAATGCTCCAGATCCAGTTCCATCTACCTTTGAATCAGCGTAAGCCTTTATGCTTTGCTGGGTAGCTAATGAAGTAGCGGAGTCAGAAACCATGTTATCCTCATCCAAAATAGTTACTTCAGCAGGTGCAGCAGAACTGCCAGAAACATTGCCAAGAACCGTAAGGTTAGTAAAATTTTCTATCTTAGCCTTAGTAACATTGCTGTCTATAATCTTAGCAGTACTAACTGAGTTCGATGCCAGTTTAACAGTAGTAACTGCGCCAGTAGCAATCTTGCCAGTATCAATCCCTAGATCCTTAACAATAATTGCCCCAGAGCCAGCCAACTGAGTAGAGATTGAGTCTACTGCTCCTGAAGCAAACACAGCATCATTAACTGCATTGTTTAAAGAACTTGCTGTTACCTGATCTCCGTTAGCAAACGTGTTTCCTGTTGTAAGTACTGCCATTATTCTGCCTTATCTAAACTTCTAAATGATGTAGCTCCAGCTACCTTTAATGCTCTTAATCTAGGTCGTCCCTTAGTTGTCGTTAATTTAAACTGTAATCCGTAAGCTCTTCTGTTTCCGAATCTGCCCCTTAATGAGACATCTTCGTCAATAGCAAGAGGAGATCCATTAAGATCACTAATGCTGCTTAGGTCTATTATATCATCTATATTTTCTGTGATTGCCTGCAAATCTCCATCTGAAGTATTATCTTCACTGGACTGAATATGCAAGTCAAAATTGTTCCATTTTTTCCTATCTAAAGAATTAAGATTAAACATCCTAGTAATAACTGAAGAGGAAACTTGAGAATTAGTAACGGTACCATCTACTTGAACTATGTACAAATCCCTATCGTCAGATCTAGATTCGTACCTATGAACTCCACCGTTACGGTTTATTGCGTACACTGACCGCTTATCTCCTTCACCAGCAACAGTTAACTCACTGTACTGCCATTCAGGGTCGTTTATGCTGTCTATAGATTCCCATTGCTTGTTAAGAAAATTGTAAATAAGCAAAGCGTTATTAGTGGTGCTATCATCAAGTGGAACAGCTAAGTAGTACCTATTATTGAAATAAACGGACTTAGCTTTGCTTGCGTACTCCTTGTTAATTCTCTTAATAGTGCCTTCAATGGAAGCTGACAGTGGAACATCTTGTCCTCTAAGATTGTACAAATCAATAAAGTCTAGTCCATAAACTCCATTGTCGGACAAAAATATCATACTATTACCTATCTGCTGTATGCTATCCCTGGCTAAACAACCAACCTCGTTAGTAATTAACTGAGATACTGAGCTTCCTAAGTCTAAACTGTTGGCAACAATATGTACACTATTGCGATTAAAGACAACCAACTTGTCATCCGAAAAAGAATGAAAGCCTACAATAAAATCAGCAGCACCAGCATTAAATCTAAACTGCCCGTAAATTCTATCGTAAGTATCTGCATCCAGTATATCCGAAAACAGCACTTCATCAACAATATTTCGATTAGTAATAACAGCCGATCCAGACGTTCCTGTTACATCGTACTGATACGGCACAATCAATCTACGTTGATGATACGTTCCAAATGCAGGAGCAGGAGAGTGCGTAAATCCTAGTCCAATAGAAACTGGCTGCTGAAAAACAACTCCACTAATATTGCTTTGATTAGATAATTGAACGTAAAAATCTACAGTAAAAGCAGTATCATCTCTTTCGGCTACAATAAATTGATCTCCTATTGTAAAAGTTGAAGGAGATCCTACACTTTCTATAGTAAAAGTATCCCCGACACTCAAACCGTTCATTGCTACCAAGTTAGCAAAAGTAGCAGTAGCTTTGCCATCAACAATATCAACATCATTTGGAGTAAGTTGCTTTGGTTGACTGTAGTCTCCGTTGCTAACAAGAGAAAATGTAGGAGAAGAAATATCTCCATCCCACTCCATTGCAATGTCTCCTTTACGGAAAATGTACAACTTATTAAAGGCTTGAATTACTGTGCTTCCTTCAGGAACAGTTTCTCCAGCAGGATAAGTAAGCGTTACAGTAGTAGCTCCTGAATCAGCAGTCTTAACTAGAACAGTGCTGTTAGTAGCTACACAAGCTACATAGGATTCAGAATCATTATTAGGATCTGAGAACTCGCAAGAAGCTTCAATAAAGTTACCAGCGGTAGCGTCTAGCTTCATGCCAGTAACAGTTAGTCCATCATCGGTAGGACTACTATCTAATCCAGTTACGGTGTAAGTAATAACGTAATCACTTATTCGGGTCGCAATAAAATTTCCATTAGGATTTATTAACCCAGTGTAATCAAATCCACTAATGTTTACCCCAGTACCATCTATTATCCCGTGAGGATTAGTTCCAAAATCTATAGTAATAAGATCACCAACTCTAGTAAAAGAACTAACAGCAGGAATTGATTCGTACAGATAAAACGGCAATGTAAAAACGCCAGCAGTAAACGGAGATGAAAATAACTCAATACCTTTTCTTGGTTGCCACTCTCCGTTCAAATCCATACGGCCATTATTAGATTCAGTCAAAATACCTGGACGCAACTGATCTGGCCTTAACTTATTGTTAAAGCCTGTGAACCCTTGGTCTAGATCCTCTTGAATCCGGTTATCTAAATTTCCGTATGAACTGTACCTTGCCATCTAGTATTTGCCTTTTCTGCTTTTAGGAGAACTCTTAGTACTTCCACCCTTGCCTGCCCACAACTCGGTACAGGCTAAGTGTTTAGCTGTTCCTGGTTTTGCTGTGCTGCACTTATGTCTAGCCTTAAAAGATCTTCTGGCTGCATCAGAATAGTTATGCCCGTAGCCAGTAGCTCCTGCATGGACAAGCTTACGCTTACCATCTATGCAGTACAGCTTCATTATCTTCTTACCTGGACGGGTGCTTTTCTTCACCTGCCCACAACTCATTGATGCTTTAGGACTTTTTGCCACGTTGTATTGATTGTACTCTTCGAGGTTTACCTGCTGGTTGTCCCAGACGTTTCTTCTGGGCTATCCTTGATTGTTTCTGAGATGCTGTCATTTCGCTTGCTGTGACTGGTGTACGGCTGCTGACGCGCTTTGAAGGACGACAGTAGGGTGTACCCCGTCCATCTCCCTCAGATCGACCACAGGGCTTTCCAGTGCGTACATCTACCCACTTCTCCTTGAACCACCGCTTAAGGTCAGCACCTGCCTTTGTCTTCCGTACAGCCATTACTTCTTCTTGCGTTTGCCCCAGTTAGCAGCACCTACCTTGCGACACTTGGCTATAGCCCCACTTGCGTACGCAGATGGAAACACTTTGTACCGTGCCTTAACTTTTTTGTAGCAAGCGTCCTTGGGCATCACTTCTTTTTTCTACCGGAACATTTCTTGCATTTGCACCCTCTGGCAAATATCGCCATGACGGTAGCTCCTGCATCTTTAAGATCAAACAAACACTTCATTAGCGTTTTTTCCCACCCTTAGATCCGTAACCACCTTTGCCTTTTCTTTTTC